CCGGCATTGATGTCTGCACCTTTAACACTGGCCGACTTGATGGTCTGATTTGCCAGAGTTTCCAGGGCGACGGGCACCAGCATGTAGGCCGGACGGATATTCAGGGTTCGCTCCCCCTCCTTCTGCAGACGCATCAGCTTGCGCGATTCGTCCAGGCTGGCCACAGAAATTGCGCCCGCGCTCAGGTTCTTATGATCGGCATGGAACAGCGCCTTTCCGTCTGAGAGTTTCGGGTTTTTGGTCAGAATGGCGTAAACCAGATCGCCAATCGTTGCTTTCGCCGCGCGCCCCATCTTCATCGGTACGTCGGTAAGCTGGTTCAGATCGTCGTTGATGATCGCCTGGCGAGTTACTGAGAAGATTTCACCATACGTGGCAAGCGCGATGGTTTCGCCTTTGTCACTGGTAGTAATGTACTTGTACTCCGCTCCTTCGCGAACTTTTCGCAGAGAAGGGAAACCACCCATACCGACACGATGCGCAGTTTTGAAGTCTGACAGCTGGCCTTTTTTGGTCCACTGCTCGAAGGTTTCCTGCGCCTCGTCCCAGCCCTGAATCAGCGCTTTGTTCGCAACATCGAGCAGAATGTTGCCAAAGTCAGATGTGCTGTGGGTGAGCGCCAGGCCAACCATCTGCATCGGGTTGTAGCTGGCCACGCCGATACCTTTTTCTGTCAGGGCCATACGCGCATACTCGCGCAGCGTCATACCGTTATAAACGTTATCCCGCTCCTGACCTTCGAACCCGGCACGCGCCATCAGTGCCTGGCGAATACCATCCGCGACGAAGTTACCGTTGCCCGCATGAATATGCGGCTGGGTGGTTTTATTGGACGGCGTGGCCGTTTTACCGAGTTCTGCCAGCAGCAAATCTTTCGCCTTATCGACGGAACAATCAGGGTCGGCCACACACTGATTCTGCAGTTCCATGTGCTTATTGCCGAACATGGCAAAGAGATCGCCGATAGTGTTAACACGGGCTTTCTGCTCAGCCAACACCTGCGCGCGGATCGCATTTTCATCCGGTGCCGGGTCTGTTTTTGCCTGCGGTGCCTGAGGCTGGGTAATAACCGGGTCACGCTGGGTAGTGTTGCGCGGCGGGGTGATCATGTTGCGAATGCTTTTTGGCATTTTTTCAAATTCCTCAATACGTTTTGAATGAATACAGGCCATAGCCTGAAGGGATGGTGTCACCTGGTCGGCAAAACCCAGTTCAAGGCACTCGCTGCCGTTCATCCAGGTTTCGTCCTCCAGCATTGCCGCAATTTCTTCGATGGATTTTCCGGTTTTCTGCGCATAAGCCGGGATAAGAACAGATTCAACCTTGTCGAGAAGATCCGCATAGTCGCGCATATCGCTCGCGTCACCACCAGCAAACCCCCAGGGCTTATGGATCATCATCATCGTGTTTTCAGGCATGATGACCGGATTGCCTACCATCGCAATCACTGAGGCCATGGAGGCCGCCAGACCGTCGATATGCACGGTAATCGCCGCACCGTGGTGCTTCAGCGCGTTATAGATAGCAATACCGTCGAAGACATCACCTCCGGGCGAGTTGATATAAAGGTTGATGTGGGTGAGGTCCCCAAGTGCCCGGAGATCATTGACGAACTGTTTCGCCGTTACGCCCCAGTACCCGATTTCGTCATAAATAAAAATGTCGGCCTCGCTGTTATTGCTGGCCTGCATGCGGAACCACGAATTACTTTTTACGCTGGCTTTCGGACGGTGGCGCGCCCGGTTCATTGGCTTCGGCACTGGTGCCTCCTTTATCATTGGCGGGGTCGGTGTCAAACACCAGGCCCTGTTCTCGGTTCTCGTCAACCTCCGCTTTACGGCGTGACTTAACATCATCCGGGTTGCGACCACTGGCACGGATCCAGTCGGATTCAGTGGCGGCACCGCCGCGGATCTGTGTTTTCCAGGCATTCGCTTCTTTAACGGGGTCAATCCACGGCATAACTGGCCCCGAATAAACCGCGTTATACAGCGAGTCCATATCGACGCCTCTCGGCAGCTTGATTTCTCCGGCAGCAATAGCCATCTTCAGCCAGGCCCGGTACATGGGCCGGGTCACTGAACCGATGAACCAGTCCTGAAGAATCAGATATCCGTCGGTTGACTCGACAAGCTCCTGCCGCTGGGCACTGTACGTTCCGTTGTAGTTTCTGGATGTGCTGGAAAAGCTGAGGCGACTACCGGCGGACACGGCTCGCAGCTGTCCGTTACGAAACGACTCGAGGTTAGGGTTCGGGCGATCGGATTTAATCATCCCGATTTCTTCCCCGGCCTGCAGCTCGTCATAGAGCATACCGGGCTGAATCATCAGCTCGCGGTCATCGCTGCTGGAATCAGACTCGAAGCTCTGTCCGTCGCCTTTTTTGATATACATGCCGAGTGCGGCAGCAATTCTGGCAGCGGTAAGCTCCGAGTCCTCGTACTCTTTCAGCGCGCTCAGACGCATCAGAACGCCTGACAAAAGAGACGTTCCGCGGGTCTGGTGCAGGCGTCGTGTGAATTTGAGATGCAGCATGTTCTCTGCATCTATCTCTTTGGTATCAAACTGACGCCCGGATACTGGCAGGCTTTTATAGACCTGATATTTTTTCGGGCGCCCCCAGTTATCGACAAAAACGCCCTGATTGAGCTGGGTGGCGGCATCGCTGTTCATCGGCACGAAGTCCGGCTCCAGCGCTTCCAGCCAGAACGGCACGCCAGCAACCGGCTGAAGACCATTTCCGGTACCGCGAACCAGTTGAGCAAATACCTCACCGTCCCGGAGCCACGTTCGCAACATCAGCCGCTCCAGCATGGGGCGGGTAAACTGGGTTGTGACATCTGGTCTTACGGACCATTCGCCCCACTTTTTGCGGATATCAGTGGCCAGCCTTTTAGCGATCTTCCCGTTACTCAGCATCGGATGCGGTTCAACTATGATGCCCTTCGCACCCACTACCCTTTCTTCCAGCTTGTCGAAAACGCCGATCACCAGATCGTGGTTGTTGTCCAGCCAGCGCGCCTGCTGCCTCAGTGAAACCGCCCCCATCTGGCTGAGCTGATCGGCTGAGCGATTTTCCTTCTGTGCTTTGTGTGTACGCGTTTGCTTTACCGCCTCATACGCCTTAATAACCGCACGGGCACGCAGACGTGAGGCCTTCCAGCCTGGTGAAAACAGGCCAATCGCATCATCTAAAAAACTCATCCAAACCTCGCCAGCCTGTAGCCGTTTCGCCCGCGGCGTTTGTTATTGAGCGTTGCCAGTCTTCGCTCCCATTCCTGACGGCCTTTTCTGATTTCCGACAGGTTTTCGAGCGTCATCTGCTGCCCGTTGAAAGTGATTGATTTCCCCTCCAGAACAGACAGCTCGGCTGCAGCGTAGCGGTCGATCATGTTTTGAATATCTGCTGGATTCACACCCAACCTCCTGACGAAGACCACGGATTAGCCTGCTCGGTTACGGGCTTCTCACGTTTTGGTTTTGATTTAGATTTCGGCGCAGACGGCGGGGATGGCATTTCGCCAGTTTCCGTCTGCGTGTCCTCGATCCACGTTTCCCGCCGTGCCCACTCAGGAGCTGACGGCCATTTGATTTTTTCGTAACCACTAAGAATGGCGAGCGCGTCTGCATAAACGAGCAGGTCAAACGCTTCGTTTGCGCCCCTGCCGGGCTTACTCCATTGCCCTTCATTCGAGCGTTCCTCATACGTCAGTTCGTCATAGAACCAGGTGCCCAGCCAGGCGGGGAAATGTACATAGCCAGGGCCAGGTGAATCACGCCACAGTGCATTATTCACCCGGTCCTTGAGGGCATCGGTCTGGAGAAGATAAAGAGGCACATCCCCCGTGGCCTGTGCGCGGCGCGTTGATCTGCCCGTGTTGTCGGGAAACGTTCGCTGGATCAGTTTGCTACGCCGGACGCTGTCACCCTTGAAGAGATAGATACGCTTACCCAGTCCCTCACGACGACATTTGCGCCAAAACTTATAGGCATTATCTGTCACACCGTCTTCGCCCCCTGAGTCCACAGCCATAGACATAAGCCGCATGCCCTTTAATGGGTCAGACGCGAGAGGCCACGTTTTATCAAAGACGTCGGTGAGTAAAAGATCCCAGTCCTCCGGATAGCTTGCTGGATCCACCTGAATGCTTTCCCCGTTGCCATCGCAGCGCAATGAATGCCGGATGTTGTAACGGTCAACAATCCAGCGCTCTCCCATACTTCCATAACCCGTGATCTGCACAACAAAACGCCGATTACGTCCGGCCTGTACGTCAACGGTGGCTGTGAGAAACTGCACGCCATCCGGTACCGAACGTTTTGGGACATCTTCTGCACGTTGCTCGAGCAATTCACTTTTGCGCTGCTCCATGCTGGCCCGTGGCAAATAAGGCCTGCCGAAATCGGTGTTAATAACCGTTTTCAGGGTTTCCTCGCTGCGGGTGGATTCATATTCCTGCTCAGCCGTCAGGAATTTATAAATAAGCTGCGCCCAGGTCTGGTAAGCAGCTGCAGGACCTTCCATCCAGAAGGAAGCAATACGGGAACGACGGCCTTCACCGCTTATCCGGCCTGTGCTGTCGATACTCTGACCATCACGGAGCCAGACGCATTTCATATTGAGGCTGCGCTTCATTTCTGCGGTGATCCAGCCAGCGCAGGCCGGGCACTTAATAAACGCCGCTTCGCTAGCCAGTACCGGATCGCTGGTGTCGCGATATCCTGTCATGTTGTCCATTTCTGGCTGGAAGTACTCGCCGCAATGTGGACATGGCCAGTAAAGCCGACGGCGGTCGCCACGGTTATAAAGCGATAAAATTCCGGTAGTCGGTGGCGCTTCATGGGGCGTGGTACGCCTCCATTTTGTGTCTCTGATATCCCTTCCGGGTGAGCTTTCCACCAGCGTCATTCCTGATGACATGAATGTGGTGGTACGCTTCGACGCCAGTGAGAAAGCATCCCCCTCCCCGTCGATGTCTTCCGGAAAACGATCGTAATCCGTGAGCGCCACGCTTTTATAGTCTGAGGACGACATGATATTGACGGATGGCCAGCCCAGTTTCAGGTAGTTACCGGCGCGGAATGTACGATCGTAGACATTGTTATCGTTACGTCTTGGACTCAGCCGCTTTTTAACTTCTGGACTACAGCGAAAAGTACGGTCAAGACGCTTTTTCGAGTGCTCGCGCGCTTTTTCCTCAGAGACCTGAATGACCAACATATCAGCCGGATCGCAAACGACGTTATAGACAATCCAGCCATCAATCAGGCCAATGGTTTTACCTGTTCGCGCCGGGCCGACAAATACCACGGCGTCATATTGTCGTGATGCAAGGCAGTTCATCGGTTCAATAACATAGGGAGCCAGATCAGGATCCCAGGGCACTGAGTTACCTGCCCCCATCGGCACACGCATATACGTGCTGACCGCATCGGCCACCTCCATTCGCCGCGGCGCGCGAAGAATGCCGGAAACATCGCGGCGAATACCACATGCCGATGCACGCTTTGCCATTACTCCTCCTCGGTATCGGCCTCCTCTTGTTCAGCATCGTGGACTTTCTGAGCCATCTGATCACGCAAATCGTCAATCACACTCTGGACGCGCGACACCGCCGCCGGTGACAACGCACAGTCGCGTTCAAGAATGTCAGGAAGGGTTTCAAGTACCATGACGACGGCTTTTGCCATAAGTGAAAATTCTCGAGCCACCTCATCAGCGGGAATTAATTGCCCCGTGTCCTGTTCGAACTTGAGTCGTTCATTCTCTGCCTTCCAGTGCGCCAGCCTGTCGGACGGCTGCATATCTTCCAGGTCGGAGGAAACCGTTGGGATCATCAGTTCAGTAAGGATATCGGTGATTAGGTAAAGCTTTAGCTTGCTGTTACTGCCCGCGGCCGGTTCGATATTTTTAAGCCTGGCGGCCACTGTCTGGCGGTGTACGTCGGTGATGGCAGCCAGTTGGTTTATATTCAGTTTGAGAGATGCGATTTCCTGATCCATGATGGTGAACACTTTTTAAACGATTCGACATCTTAGAAAAATGGCCCCTATATAAAACAAAGACTTACCCTCATGATGATGATGGCCATGGATCCGAAAAACTAGCCGATTCCCGCGAGCGCGCCGCCCCGTGGTAAGACCCCCCGCCGGGAGGACCCATTCGAAAATGCAGGGTACGGGAGCGATGGCTGACCACCACAAACTGTATGTCATCAGCCACCAGTGAATCTCCAATAAAAAACCGCCCGTAGGCGGTTTATGACATTCTATCTCGATTACTTTTTATCTAGAGCTTTTTGAAGCTCGTCAGCGGCTTCATTTACTTCGTTTTTCAGAGCAGCAATAACTACGTGGTTTGCCGAGTGACTTGCTGAAACTTTAAGGATTTCAAGTACAGCTGCTACTGCTTTTTCGCGCTTAACTTCATCTTTTTGCACAAAACCACTTTGATCGTAGAAATAATTCTCAAGCATAACTATCCCCTTAGTACCCCACCGACACGGAGGGCCTCAGAAAGTATGCGGGTATAACGTTATATATTTCAAGGTTATTATCCAAGCCTCCAGTCAGGAGCTACTGTAAAAATTCAGCTCTTATCTCAGCACAGCCTCTTACCGCGAGCATGGCTCTCAATTGAGTTCATCGGCGATGAGATATTGCATCTGACCGCAGGCCCGCAGTGCTCCTTAGGTTACCGACAGCGCAATATCGACAAGAAGATAAAAGTAAGGTACATAAGTTCACCTTTAGCAGTTCGTTTGCCCCGCTTTGCTATGCGATTCTGGCAATCCCCGGAGTCAATTTAGTGTCAGTAAGTTTGATTGGCCTTGCCCATCACAAAAGTTCTCTGCACTTTGCTGTTTCCATGTGATTTATCCGCTGTAAGGGATATTTCCACTTTATCCCCTACAGCGGATAATCTTCACTTTCGGGTTTGTTCAACCTCCCGAATACCGGCAAAGCTGTTGTTCCCTTTCTCAATCAGTGCGAGCAATGGCTTGATCCACAGAACAGCCTGGCAGTAAGTCATTGCGCTGGTGGAAGTGGCACTATCATCGGTTGCATCAGCTCTGCCGGTATCGGCGTGCACTGCGCTGGCACGTAAACGGTGCGCGTACTCGAGCAGCCCACTAGCAATGTCAGCAGGAACAGGCAGATCACAGGTTTTTTCACGGCGGAGAATCTCTCGGTATTCGATTACGGTTTCTTCGGTGCTAGTGTTGATCAGGGAGTTAAGCCTGTTGGCATGGTCTGCAACCTGATTGAACCGATTAAAGTTAAAAGCCTGAGTGGCGATCACCTGCCCCTGCAAAGCGTTATAATTTCGCAGAACGTCGTTATCACTCTGTATGCTGGTTGCATCTGCGCAACTCTTTACAAGCGCTAATGACAGGCCAGCAATAACGACAACGACGATAAGACCCGGATTAATTTTCATTGGTCCAGCCCCCAGCACGCCAGCGCACTTTCCTGATCGCGCCGCTCGACCTGTCCATAACAGCCATTCTTCTCGCCTTTAGTCAGGCGGCAATCACGCCCACCGTCCTTAATCCACCAGCGGATTGCTTCGCATGCCCCTTTACGGTCACCTGCGTTGATGCGCTTATAGAAGGTCGATGGGAAACATTTACCGGGGCCGATGTTGTACGGGCAAAAGGATGCAATACCTACCTTCTGAGGCTCCGTCAGAGTTACTTTGATATTGCGATCAACCCACGCAAGCGCTTTATCCCGTTCGATGGCGTTTACCAGGTCACATTTCGCCTGCGTCAGTTTCATGCCCTGCATCACCGGTTTACCATCAACCATTGTGGCGCCACGGCAAATAGTCCAGATGCCTAAGCCATCTTTGTATGCAGTGAGACTGTTCCCCTCTTTCTCATTCAGGAACTGATCGAGGATTGTCGGTGCGGATGCACCAGCAAGCACCAACCCCAGAACAGCAGAGCTCAACTTTGCCCGGTTCCCCATTACTTACCTTCCTTTTGTAATACCTCAACAACTACGCTTGCCGCAGCAGGGCGTTCATGCAGAGGTTTTTCACCGACCCCTTTCAGGTAGTCATTGACCATTTTTGTTCGCTTCTCATCCTCTCTACGTCTGCGGTGTGCATCTACACGACCGTTGACGTAGGAGGCAAGCGAGATAAGCAAACCGGCAGCGCCAAAGAAAATAAACACCAGGTCCTGAGTGGTAAATCCAATGGCTGACGCCAGAGCTGCTACCCACGCGAAGAACTGCGTGAAGATGCTCCCTGAATCATTCATTTTCATAATCTCCACCTCCGCGATGACGGGGTGCTTTGTAGTAGAAACTAAAAAAGGCTGCCGTTAGGCAACCTTTAGAGATGATAAAACCCCTTAGTACAAGGGTTTAGAAACAGTTTTAAGACCGTGGCATAAAGAGCACGCTTAGCACCATACAACAAGAAATGCGTACGCGTGAGCAAATTCAGTTGGAAGGGGGAATGAGTTAACCTTATACTTATTCTCATCGTAAAGTGGCGGGCGATGACAGACTCGCCAATACCCTCTCTGAGTCTTGCTTCGAGACTCGTGCGGTAGCTATGCCCAAAGAAAACTTATAGCTCACTTTTTAACCAGTGGATTCTAAATGCGCATTCCGACTTCGTTGAAGAAGCAACCTGTGATCGAGGCTGCTTTCGAGTTACGCTATTCTAAAGAGACCCAAGTCTCAGAAATTGTTCCTGGGTTTCTTTTTCATGCATTAGGTTGCAAAAAACCCGTAATAAGCTTGCCGCCTAGCCAAATTCCTAAAAACGTAAGAGAAGACGATGAACAGTTGCATTATGCAATTATATCACGCTTGGAAGTTGAAGATTATTACATTGGTCTTAGTGATCATGGCATAGTAATATCAACTTTAGGCTCTTACAAAGGCTGGACTCATTTCAAGGGTATGATATTAAAGGTCTTAGAAGAACTCGACAAACTAAACCTTAATAACAATATCAGCAGATACTCCGTAAAGTATGTGGACTTTTTTGAAGCAAAAGACACTGATAATTTATTCCCAAAACTAAATATCGATGTTGTTATGGCTGGGGAAACAATGTCCTCATACCCACTAACACTTAGATTAGATAAACCTAGCCAAGCATTTGATAATATAATACAAGTTGTCAGCCATGCATTAGTATTATCTGATAATGACACATATAATCGCAGTGGCTTAATTTTAGATATTGACACAGTTAAAAGAATTCCAAATGAATCTGAAATCATATCTTTCAATAGCGATCGAAAAATCGCCCTAGACAAATTGCACGAGTGCAACAAAATAACATTTTTCAGTTGCATTAGAGAAAGTACATTAGAAGAATTAGAACCAATATACTAGGAGTTAATAATGTCTAGCCTATACAGAAACACTACTAGTTATAAATCTCACGCTGAATTTTTAAGTTACCTAATTTGTGGCCTTTATATTGCTTCAACTGCCAGTAATCCTAAAGAGGAACTCCTTACTGGACCTCTTCAGCGCACATCCATATCTGGATCTCAAAATTTACCTGGTTATAAAAGTCTCATGCAGTCAACAACACCTACCATTGCTCTTTATAAGAATGATGAAACAGGCTTTAACGATGCTAGATTTGCATCAGCCGTTTCTAATTTCTACGGTGTCATGTATTCTAGTCAGGTTACATTAGGTAACGAAATTGAATCAGTTATCGCAGATTCTTTATGGGATATTTATCTGGACTAATCAATGAGCACTAATGTTTTCCTTGATGTTGAAAAATTTAAAGATCAAATTCCCTATTACTTGACCCAACCACAAAAAGAAGGGCTTGTTAAAGCATTAGAAGATTTCCCTGAAAACACTAACTATTATTTATCAGATTATCCTACCGACTTGAAAACAGCGGCTTTGCAAGGCGATGTTTTTCAAAGTCTTACTATTTACGGGCCTAAAGGTTCCCGACAAATCAAAGGGATTATTCTGAGCAACAGTTGTGATATAGATACACAGAACAAACGTGACTTCCCTATGCGGGCAGTTTTTGCTCCTCTAATTAGCCTCTCCGGCATGGTTGATAGACTCAGAGGAGCTAAAATCCCAGAAGAAACGATTGAAGCCAAGTTAGATGCTATTAAAAAGCAACTTGTTACAAATATTGTTTATTTGCCTGAGTGCGAACATATTCCAGAAAGCATTATTTTCCTAGATGATGTTCATCAAATCCCAACAGAAGCACTACGAGAAGCTCTTGAAGAACAGAATAAAATCCTAACCTTAAGCCAGGTCGGTTTTTATATCCTTCTATTCAAGCTATCCATTCATTTCTGTAGGTTCCACGAAAATGTTGCGCGGTATGATAACTAACCATTGGAGGTAGAACCTCCAATGGCTTTAATCATTAACCGTTGCCAACACGCCTGCTATAAATCCAAGCGCAGATTCCATTTCCTTTCTTATAGTCCCATCAGAACATCCCCTTCTTTTAGCAATCGTTCGTAATGAAAAGCCAATTACAAAATGGACAATAACTAATTCGTACTCTGCTTGTTTATAATCTTTCAAACGAGTTAAGCAACCATCTATCATTATTCCTTCATCGTCATTACACTGGAATCGAGTTTTTTTGCCATATGGCAATAATCCCTTGAAACCTGCAGCAACAGGTTGCCAGTCAACGCCGTTACTTTCATCTGCCGCCCATGCTCCCCAACGGTCCATTAATTCATACATATCGTTCATAAGTCCTCCTTACGCCAGAACGCCGAGCGCGTAGGCCCGGTCCAGCACTCTAATGATCATTTCTAGCTGCGAGCCATACTTGCGCTCGAATGCCAGCCGGTCGTTATGCAGTCCGGTATGATGTTTTCGGCAAAGAGGAATGGAGAAAATGTCGTGCGCTTTCGTTGCCATACCACCCTGCCCCCATCCGATTAAGTGGTGCGGGTCGTCTGATTGCTGCTGGCAGCATTCGCAGGGCTGTGTTTTAACCCAATTCAGATAATCGCGATTTTCCCAGCGAATGCGCTTTGGACGACGCATAAAAGATTGAGGCGGTGCCGGATCTACTATCACGCCCACCAGCGGTTCTGTTAGCGTATCAGGCAGGTCAACGGCTGAAACTAATTCGCCAAGGATGCTGGTGGCCGGTACTGCAGGCGTAATATCGCTTTCGCGCCCAATCTCGCTTTCTTCGGGTAAACGAAGCACTTCCCGAGCACAACATTCTGGTAAAGCATCCGTTACTGACTTACGAACAGCCCACCAGCTGAGTTCCGCGAGTGAAATCTCGCGACTTTTGTCGATACCGAGAGAAATACGAATAGAATCTAGAACAAAGGCAATTACGTTTCTGCGTGCCTGTTCTGCCAGCACCTCGGTACGCTGCTCTCGCAGTTGGTTGTCGCAATAGCCACAAAGCAGGATAGACCCCGGCTCATGGTGCATGATGGTTAGTTCGTGATAGTGGTAATCACTGTGAGCGTACTGGCAATTTCCGCCGCCGTACTTCAGCAACCAGTAATCAAGCCCGCTTATTCCACCGGCTGCAATCAGGACCTTTTCATTCAAAAAGAAGCTTCGCAGCTGCTCGTTGTCTGCCAGTGGCTGCCGCGCATCCGGAACTCGACCAGTTTGATACCCGGCCATACTTTCTGGCTGGCGCTCGATCAGGATTCTGCCTGCTGTGAATAACTCCATCAGCTCTCTGCCCGGCTTCAACAGCACGACACCAAGTTCTCTCGCAATCACAGGCTGCAGAAGCGCACGCATTACTCGCTCTCCTTGATAATGATCTGCCCGTTTTCGCCCCAGAGCTTCGTTATCCTTGAATCCCAGATATGCTTGTCGTCTTCAAAGAGCGCATCCATCAGAGACTTCAGCAGAT